TGCCCCCCGATCGTACCCCCATTTATCCCCTCGATTATCCCCCGATCGTACCCCTCTTTATATCCCACTTTATACCCCTCTTTATATCCAGCTTTCGGGGATAGTGAGTCGATCGATTCTTCAATCGGTAAGTCGTCCATGTCGTCTAGGTCAACAGGAACCGTAACCCAGTAGAGGCCAGCCGTTCGCTTTCCGCACCCGCGATACTGAAGCCATTGGGAGTCGATAGCCCGCTTCCTTGCTTTGTCAAACGTCTCCCATTTGGCGAAGCCTAGTGTCTCCATGAGTTGCGAATTAAAAAACCGAACAGGCCCTCGGTATCGTGCCGCGTCTTCGGTGTGCAGCACAACGGCGACCAAGCAAAAAGCGTCCCGCCCCATGTCCGCCGCCGCACTTGATTTGTGCATCTTGCGGAAGGCCTTGTGCGCGAAAAACTTATCTCGCTTTGGGTAGTCGATCTGTGGAGGATCGGTCATTACTTCACCAAAAAAACACCGCTGCCCGGATGCTTGACCGGCAATCGCAGAACGCGAATGAATCCGGGCAGCGGCTTGGTTCGTAGGCCGGTCAAGCCTATTTCGTACACTATAGCAATTTGTCAACCTGTTGACAACTAAAAAACGTCGTCGGCTTCGATCGCGTCATCGAACGGCAGCATCGGGACGTTTTTCTTCTCTTCTTGCGATCGCAGAAAATTGCAACCATGCTGCCAATACGATTCTTTCAATTCGACTCCAACAAACTTGCGGCCGCACCTAAGCGACCCGACACCTTCGCTGCCAACTCCACCGAAAGGCGAAAACACGACGTCGCCCGGAAGCGTCCAAAGGTCAACGGCACGCTCTATCAACCCAAGCTGTAGCGGGCAAATGTGCTTCTCATCGTTTTCCGTTGTCGCCAGTTTGAAGTTTAACACGTCCGTTTGATTGATGTCCCACCAAACCGGTTCAGCGTATCGCCGCCAAATATCGATCGACGGATCGGCCGCGTTTTTTTTGCGTGAAAACGGCGACGGGTGACTATCGTTTGAGCTTCCAGCCTCACCGATGTATCGCGCGAATCCTTTTGGCCTGACGATAGGCTTGTCGCTCATCAAGCCGCTTCCTTCGCTTGGTGGCTTGCGGAAGACGATCAGGTAATCCGCCATACCTTGCCGCACCTGCGACGTATCACGCCTAACAGTCTTGTGCAAGAGCCCGTTGTTGTTGGTCCGCTCCCGCTCTGTGACAGGGCATTTCCATATCGTTACCCGCGAATGAAAGACCCATCCAGCGGCCTCGAATTCCTGAATGCAAGCCCCAGGAAAGTCGATAAGCCCCGTCGTGCCGTAGACGTTCGCATATCTCGGTAAGTCCTTGCAATGGACCGCACAAAGGCGGCCCGGAACCGTCAGCCGATAAAGTTCTTTGATTGCGAAAGCGTAGTGCCGGAAGAACTCTTCATCGTTTGCAGCGTTGCCCATGTCGTTTTCCGAATCGCTGTAGATGTACAGTGAAGAAAACGGCGGCGAGTGAATGCAAAAGTCGATCGAGTTATCGGGAAGGTCTCGCATAAGATCAACGCAATCGCCGTTGTAAAACGTCCAGTCCGCTCCGTGTTGTTCGTTCATGCAACCCATTTCAAACACCTGCCTTTGATTTAAGAAAACTAGGAATCGTCGGAACCGCCGACGCTGATAAACCGACTCGCATCAACTCGACTTGATTGCCAAGTCCGAATTGCCTCACAACTTCCGCCATCGACGCTTGCATCAAACCATGATCGGCACCCTTTCGGGCAATGCTCTTTTCGATGTTCGCATCCGCGTCGCTGCCGATGATATGAACCTTCACCGGCCGCGTCTGCCCAAATCGCCACGACCGCCTTACCGCTTGGTAATACTCTTCAAACGAAAACGAGAGCGACGCAAAGACTTGCGTATTGCAAATTTGAAAGTTGAGCCCGACGCCAGCGATAGACGGCTTAGTCACCAGCACCGGAAACTGCCCTTCGGCAAAGCCTAAGAGTAGATCCTGCTTTTTCTTTTCCGGCATCGACCCGCGAACCTCAACGGCTCCGTCGACATGCTTCATCAACTCCGAAGATTCGTAGTCGGTGTAACACCAAACGATTGCCGGCCGCTCTGACTCACGCACAATCTCCGCAACTCGCTTAGCTCGCTCGGTGTTGGTCCGCCGCTTTTCTTCGTGGATGTTCGTCGCCGAAATTCCTTCGACGTCGAATAGAAAGCCATCGGCGACGCCATCATATGCAACGCTCACAATATGTCGCTCAACGGTGAGCGGTGGCAAGATGTAGCCGTCGTCGCTACCCCCAAGATCGGACGGACGCGAAAGACAAACCGCCCACGATGTGACCCATCGCCAAAAGTCCTTTTGAGCGTGTTTCTTCAAGCGGTAGCCGCCTGCCTTCATCGTGTCGTTAATGAACCAACGCGAAAGCATTTCGTTCGACGGCATGACCCCAAGAAAATCGGCGTGGTTGCCTAGCTCTTTGTGGTCATTGGGTGCCGGTGTCGCTGTACATGCCAAGCGGTATGGCGTTTCGCGATATGAGTCGATTAGCTCCTGCTTGATCTTCCCAGTAAAGTTTTTGAGGATCTGCGATTCGTCAAGCACAACACCTGACCAAATCGAAGCGTCAAACTTGTGAAGCTTTTCGTAATTGATGAGGTTAATGCCCTCGACAATTTCGCTTTGCTCATCGACCACCGCAACGGTCGTTTCGATGCCAAACTTTTCGGCCTCTCGTTTTGTTTGGGCTCGAATGCCAACTGGCGTATGAATTACAACCGGCCGCTTCGATCGTTTGCAAACCGCATCCGCCCACGCTAGTTGCTGTATCGTCTTTCCTAGTCCGGTATCCTCAAACAAAGCCGCCCTGCCACGCTGTAGCGACCATTGGACGCATTTAGCCTGCCAGCCCTTGAGAGCTTTTGGAAGCTCGCTAACCGCAACCTCAAAGCCTAGCGGCCTTGCCGATCGCACCTTCGATCGAATGAATTCTTCGTAATCCATAAAAACACCAAAAAGCCACCGGCGGCGCGGCGTAGCGGGCCATCCCGAATGGGGAACAGAGGCACCGCCGGTGGTTGTGTTGTTGGTTGTAGCCCGCTACGGCTTGTCAAATCTTAACGCACTGTCAACCGTTGACAACTGCCAAATCCTCTACCGACTCAAAACCGCAAAGAAAACGCATCCAATCGACTTCCCGATTGGATAGGTCAAACCATTCGCCGCGCACCCGCTTATCTGAAAAAATGCGATGCAAACGAGTCTCGACGTTTTTATGTGCTTGCTTTGTCGCAATCAGTCGCAGCCTTGGATCTTCCGCTTGAAGCGTCTTTTCCCTTGCTTGTGGCGAATACGAAAATCCTATTTTAGTTAGTCCGTTTGTGTGCCTCATCAAATAGACGTATGGAGTTCGCCTATCTGTTCCGCATTGGCTTCTATCAAGTTGGCTAGAAAAATAATCGACCTTTGGTTTTAGCGTTATGTTTTGCTTGACGATCTGCCGCCGAAGTTCCGAAATCGTTTGGCATGCTTCGTCAATCGCGTTGCCAAACTGCTCGACAGCAAACTCAAAAATCCTGGCCTGATTGTTTGTCATGCTAAATTGCTCGCGACTATCGAAATCGATCATCGCTTTGACAATCTCGTGCACTCCGCAATATGGGCCGCTCTTGTATCGCCATCTCCTGTCAAGCCTCCAGAATTTTCGATCTCCAACGGTGACGACTACGCTGTGGTAATCGTCGCCGAAATCTACACGCAAATCGTTCTTGATTAGCCTTGTCAGGTCTTCCGGCAGTTCGCTCATAGTCCCCTCGTCTCCCGCATCTGCCTCTCGATCTCATCGGTAAGCCTTCCGTAGGCTTGCCGCGTCGCCCGTGCCGCTTGATACTCCGCGACCCGCCGCGACAATCCGCCGTCGTGCTCGGCAATGGCGGCACGCTCGGCGAAGTGCTCGGTGATGTCATCGTCGGTCGGCATTACTTAACCTCACGCTTCGTTGGTCCGTGTTGTTGTAAAATCTTCGCTCGTGCTTTTAGTAGCCCGATCGTTCGTTCGCCGCGTTCTCTCGCTCGCTCCGGTTCGCACCATCGGCAAAGCCATTCACCTTCGAGCGTTTCGGTAGTCATGTACGATCCGCAATTGCAAAGCGGTATCGCGTCCATCGCTTCCGGCCCTATGGTGAAGAACCGGAAGCCCGGCGGCGGCTCCATCGGCTTGACGATCACCGCCGCCGGTTTGTCAGGGTCTCGCTTAGGTCGCATCAGAATGGCGTGTCCGCAATCATGTTAACCGGCTTACCGTCAGCATCGACCGCCGATGCAAGATCCTTGAACTCTGGCGACTTCCTTATCTCCTCCTTCCACTTGTTCGGAAGCGATTCGAAAACCAACGGATCAAACTCGTCAGGCTCAAGGCTAAAATATATGTGAGCTTCGCTCGTCGCCGGTGCTTTCATTCCTTTGGGCAGCCTTGCGACTGTCTGAACGTTGGCGTAAACCTTTCCGTCTTTTGGCTCTGAATGCAAAATGTTGAGCATGCAACCCACTGATAAAATCCGTCTAATCTCCCAGGTTCCAAGCTCTTCTTCCGTAAATTTTTGGCCTCGCCATGATTCGAGGTCTTTTCTAAAGCTTGCTTTTTCACTCATTGAAACCGTGTAGGTTTTCGTAATCCTAAACGGCTTTCCGTCTGTCTGTGCTTCGTCAATTATTTCCCACACGACCCGAAGTTTTCTCCTTAATCCGACTGGCTTATTTTCAAACGTTTCTTCGTGGCGTCCAAGATCAACTACGGCACAACATACCGCGACGTGATTACCCTCCGGGCATCGCTCGTAATTCGACGATTCGTTTTTTGGTACAACTAGGGGCATCTGTAAACCTTCTGTAAAGTGTTGAAATAACGCCGCTGCATTGGCGGCAAAGGCCGTGCGGGACTCGCACCCGCGACGCTATTCGGCCTATCGGT